CGGGGGGGCGGGGGGGGGCGTCAACAAACACGCCAACGCGCCCCATGACCAACAGTTCGGTCAGAATCTTCATGCCCAGAAACGCATTCATCGTCGCGCCGCGACGGTCCACGCCACCCTGCAAGCCGTTGACGGCATACTGGTAGCCAGGGCTGCCGCCCTTGCGAACGATGTCGCGCATCCGCTGGTAGATCGAATTGCGGATGTCGTCGATGGCCGAGCCTGCGAAACGCGGAACCGGCGTCATGGCCTTGCGGGTCGCATACTCCGTAGCATCCTCGCGGGTGGAGAACTTTTCGAGATAGGCTTCCCGAAACTCGTCGCCGCCCTCGTAGGTCAGCCGCCACTTCCGCCAGTCCGTCAACCCCGAGAGGTAGCCAGGGTATCGAGAGTCAACTAGATTCAGTGTCTCGTTCGCCATGTCCTAACCTCTCTAAGTCACCTTGCCAACGTCTTCCGCGCCGCTGCCCGTCGCTGCCAATGCCAAGCCGATGTCGGCGTAGCACAGCGAATGGGCGTAGTGGTCGGCACCCGTGTTCACGTAAGTCGCCACCATGTTGCCCGTGTCGTCCTTCTCATACGTGCGAACAAGGTTTTTGCAGTGTTCGCGGTACTCCAACGAGATGTCGCGGGGCAGCAGGATGCGGGATGGGTTCGTCTTGAAACGGCCGAGCGTACAACTCAGCCAACTTGTTCGGTCCACAATGGCGAAGGGTGCGCCCGTCTCTTCCTCTTGAACGCTGATTTCCTTCGCTGTCTGGCCTCGCCGGTATCGCGTGAGCCACACGTAGCCGTGGAACTTGCGGGCGAATCGCCGAGCATCGTTGATGTTCGGGTCAGCGTCCACCACGGCCGCCAGGACTTGCCACTCACGCATCAGTTCCCCGAGGTAGTCCCAGCCGTCTTCAGGGAACTTTCCAAACCAAAGCAGCTTGCCGATGGCCGCTGCGTTAATGTCGCTTCCAGGGTGTTGATCGAAGGTCCAGTCCACGACCGAGATGTACCCGGTCTTGCCCTGGTCCGCACCCATCGTTATCAGTCGGTCGCCGCCAATCTTCGGGCGGGCGTCGTTGATCGTGTGCCCGCGAACGCAGGCTTCCAGCATCTCGTCCGTTATCTGTGCGCCGTCACCGATGAACGGCGAACCCAGCTTCGAGTTGTGGAACTCGGTGTTGGCCGCTTCGTCACCGAGGCCGCGATGGTAGGCAATCACCAACTCGCCCGGCGTCACCGTGGACGAGTACAGTTGATTGACGTAGAAGCTGCGGCACTCGTCCTTGGAGACTTGCAACTCAGTCGGTCGCCACACTCCGTCCGCCAGAAAACCTGCTTTGGCTGCGTGGTCCAGCTTGTGCTTGCACTCCTTGCACTTGATGAACGATTCCTTGCATCGCGGGTCGTTGACCGACTCCCCGATGATCTCGACACACTCGGGCCACAACAGTTCTGTCCACCGGCTGCAATGCGGACACTGGAAGTAGTAATGCTCTTGCGTTCCAGTGAGATACAGCTTGTGGATGCCGTACTTGGGAACGGTCGGCGTCGAGATGGCAAGGATATGCTTCTCGATCTGACCCGACAAACGCTCCAAAGCCAGCCACACCGCATGGGTGTCCATCTCGTCCAACTCGTCCAAGACAAGTTCGGACACTGGGATAGACTTCAGGTTGCTATCGCCCCGGCTACCACGAATGTAGAGCACGTTCGTGCCGGTCGATTTCAACCCTACGGTGTTCGTATCGACGAACAGGTTTTTCAGGTAGGGACTCAGCTTCAACGCCGTGGCGAAACGCGCTTTGGAAAAGTCGCTCGCGTTGACCGTCGTGGGCAGGACGTAGAGCACGTCCCGTTTCGACTGGTCGAGCGTGTAGAACGCGCGGTTGATTCCCGTCTCGGTCACGCCCAACTGGGCCGCCTTCATGGCGACGGTCCAGGCGGCCTTGCTGTCGTGAATCTCCCGGCACCACGGATGGTACTTGAAGCCGTAGGGGCCGTTGAACGGCGCACCCATAACTCGTCGATGCTCAGCCCACCGGCTGCAACTTGTCAGCGTTCGGCTACGGATTCCTTCCGTCAGCGTCTCGGCAAAGGCTTGCAGCAAGTCGTTCATGGTTGAGCATCATGGTGATTTATGAGGTTGCAATCTCAGGTTCGCTTTGGGCAGCGGCAAGTGCGGCTCGCTGATGGCTCTGCGTTCGCCCTGGGCAACCTCATGTTTCGCTGTGGTCGCTTTCCGTGGCGGGCTGTTCCGCGACAGGCTCAGCCGGCGGGGCAGCAGGCTCGGCCACCGGCTCGACGGCCGGCTCGGGCTTCTTGCACGCCTTGGCGGGCTTGTGCCAAGGTTGCGGCTGCGGCTTCGGGCGCTCGACACGCTCCTTGATGATGGTCAGAGCGGATGCCGGCTCGCCGCGATTGTTCAACGGCTGTCCGACAATGCGCACGTCGTCTTCGCACACGCCCTCGGGCAGCGCGACTTCCACCGCATGGTGCGAATCGTCCAGCGTCATGGTGTTGACGCCGGCCGGGGTGTCGATGTCCAGCTTGAACAGCGGAAAACGGTCATTCCACGGGATGGTTACTCGCATTTCGTTCCTCGCATTGTGTGATGATCTGGTTGATACGCCCGGCCAGCTTTCGCAGACCGCGCACAGGGTCGCCGGGCACACCCAGCATGGCATAGCCCGCCATCATTTCAACAAGTGAGTTGCACGCGAACAAAGACTGGTGCCACAGTTTCTCGCCCTCTTCGGCCACGACCGTCATGGTCTTCGGCGGCAGCGGCTCGGGGGTCGGTTCATCGGGGCAATTGCGGCAACGTCGTCGGGCCATGATTAACGTCCAAAGCGTGTGAGAGAGACTACCACGGCGATGTCTTGCGTGCGGACAGTTTTCTTTCCGCAGACGTACACGAAGAACGTCGGCACGCTGGTCACGCCGTACTTACGGGCCATCTCCGGGTTCTCGTCGATGTCCACGATCTGCACTTCCACGCCACGCGCCTCCACTTGCACCAGAAGGGGCTGGGCCGCGTGACAGGGGCCGCACCACGAAGCGGTGAAGGCGATCACCTTCGGCCGTGTGCAACCGCCGCCATGATTCGGCTGCGTCGGCGTCTCACACCCGGTCAAGAGTGGAAGCAACGCCAGCAACAGCACAGCCGCACAAGCGGCGATCATCGACAGTGTATTCTTCATCGTCAGGTTCTCCGATTCTCGGGTGGCTCGCGGAAACGTCCGGGAGCCATCTGAGAATCAGCCCCGCGTATGGCCGCAGGGCTGACGGTCCCAAGATGCTGTCTTGAGAGGGGCTTACCGGCCCATGATGCACGTCACCGTTGAGGGAGCGGTGCAGCCGGTGTGATTTTCTTAGAGGGCCTTCGCAACCGGGGCCGGAGCCGGTGCGGCTTCGGGAGCCGGGGCTTCCGCAGCGGCGATCTTCGCCTTGATGAAGGCCAGCCCCTCGGGCTTCGCCAGCTTGGCGTCCAGGACTCGTTCGTAGACGGCCGACAGTTCCTTCTCGATAGCGTCACTGCCGCTCTCGATCAGCTTGGCGACATCGTGGATTTTCTCCACCATGTCCTGCACGTCGCCCACGGCGAAGTCTTCGAGCAATGCGGGCAACAGCTTCAGGCCGTTCTCACGCAGCTTGCCGGCCAACACCTGGGCGGCCCGCTTCTTCTGCATCAGCTTGGCGTTCTGTCCGAAGAGCCACTTGCCGACTTCACGGCCGACGAAGATGGCGACGACGATGGCGAGAATCCAGATCACGACGATGGGGTTCATGTTTTCAACTCCGTAGATGGTGGTGGCTGATTGTGCAGCCGGGTATTCAGGAAACAAAACTCACGCGAACTCGAACACGAAGCCGGCTTACTTCACCGGCGGATGCAACTTCTCGTACAGCTTGCGTCCGTAGCTGAGGGCCACACCGAGGGCAAAGCCAAGGATGCACAGCACAGGTAGCCAGACCCACTTCACGTCACTCTCGACCACGGGCGTATCGTCGATGTCCGGCGGGCCGCTGTCGTCAAGAGGCTGCGGTTCAGGGTCCAGGTCAGGTCCGGGATTCGGATTCGGGCACGGTCCAGGTCCGGGGCACGGTCGGCAGCGGTTTTCCATGTCACGTCGCCAAGGCAGGATGGGTCGAATGCCCTGTGCCTCGTTCACACCGTTTGCCAAAGCCCCGTTCAGGCCGGAAGCCGTCAGCGGGATGCCCTTGCCGGCCGCTTCGTAGATCACCGTGCCATCGGCCCTCTGCATTCGCACAGTCGGCAGACCCTTGATGTTGCCGGCGTAGCGTTCCTTGTAGGCCGCCGTCTCACTGGTGACTTGGCAGAAATGGACCTGATTCTTCAGTTTCTTCAGGCTCGCGTTCGTCGAAAACCAGCCCACAATCTCGTTGTAGCGGGCGTCGTTCGCGTTGCCGACCACCGAGATGTACCACTTCCCGGCGTCCTGGGGAAGGTTGACCACACGCTCTTCGGCCAGCACCCCGTTCACCGTGTCGGCGAAGCAAGGCACGACGGCCAAGCAGAGCGCGACTGCACACAGCACGCTCAAAATCAGCTTGTTGATGTTGACCTCTCTTGTGTTGTTGAAAGTGACCGCTATTGAGGAAGCGGAGCCGCCGGAGTGTAGATCGGCGTAATCGCCCATCCGTAACTCGCCTTCCACTCAGCGATCAGCGTCTCTCGCGGAACCCAGATGAACTTCTCGACCGCGTTATTGTCCAGGATGGCCGCCCACTTGTCGTCGAGATGCACAAGCGCGACCATGTGAGCACCGCCCATGACCGTGATGCCCGCGCCTCTTCGCGTCTTGCAGGCCCATTCCAGGAACTTCACGTCCCCCTTGGTCGTCATGGCGAAACGGATGCCTTCCTTGTCGAACTTCGCGGCCATGTCTTCCGGCCACTCTCCGTTGCCGTAAGTCTTCCGCCAGTGTTCGGCCGTCCGGTAGCGACCCTGCCAGCGGAAGAGCGAAATCATGCTGGCGTGGACACACGAACCTTCGCGTTGATTGCCCAGCCAGTTGCTTTGCCGGTCGCCCCTCGGCACGTTGACCGTGGGCATCTCTTTCTTCTTCGGCGGATTTGCCACGAAATGCGGCTCGCAGCCTACGCAGGCGACGAGCAACGCCAGCACGCACAGCAGTCGTTTCATTTCAACCTCCGAGGCTTGCACAGGATGCCGTGCAGCCGCAGGTGGCGCACGAGACGATTCGGATTCCAGCGGCTTACGTGGTCGGATGCGTGCAAACCCGTCACGGAGTACGCCGCCGCGACCCACTCCGAACAAAAGATGGTTTGCAGGTTTGGCTCGCGGAACAGCGATTCGATCCATGACAGGCCGATGCCGCCGGAACGAAACGCGCCCATCATGTCGTAGGGCGTCCCGATGGTGGACATCAGGAACTCGGTGAGTCGCGCGTCCTCGTGCGGGTACAACGTCCGGCAAAGCGGATAGTGGTAGGCCCGCCCTTTGTAGGCTTTCAAGATGAAGTCAAGCGAGTGGGCCTGCGTGCCGCAGATCACCTTGCCCGTAATCTCACAGGGCACTTCGCCTTCAAGCGTCGTGCTCTCGAAGATTCGCAGTTTTCCGTCCGGGCTGTTCGCCAGGATTCCGACGTGCGAGATTCCGAAGAGCGGGAACCCATAGGTGGCGACGTTGATGCCAGCACTCAGCCAGCTTCGGCCGCTGAACCCGATGATGTCACCGGCTTTGACCCCGGACTCGCCGGGCAGCACGATCTTCCGCTGAAAGGGGAACATCGCAACCCTCCCGGTTCGAGCGAACCGTTGTGTTGATGTTGAGTTGATTGCTGCGGCCGTAACGCGAGATTTTCAAGCGTCTGAAATCCTCGGCGAAGCAGTCTTCGCAGCGAGTCTCAGGGGCCGCATACTTGACCAGTTTTCCGCACGCGCAGAAGACGAGTTTCATTCAGTGTCCGTCGCCGGTTCCGTGTTGCTGATCTCTTCGACGGCTTGGATGATCTGTGGGATCATCGCATCGCAGCGCTGCTCGTAGTTGGGCACGCCGTCCAAACCGTTGACGACAATATCGCAAAGCCGCTGAGCAAGTTTCAGAAGTGCCGGCTTGCCAATGAGCCGCCCCATGCTCTGTTCGAGCGAGTGGCACGTCTTCATCAGCTTTTCCAGCGTCAACAGATAGCGGTTGACGTGGCTGTAGGCGTTGATCTTCTCGACTTCACTCTGGGCCGAATTCCACGTCGATTCGATCATCATGCGGGTCAAGGCAATCTCGTCCCGCAAGGATTTCAGGTCTTCATGCTCGGCGAACTTCGCCAGCTTCAAGCGATCCTGGGCCTGGGCGAGATAGTATTGCCGCAATCGCCGCGTCGGTCCCCGATCCACTCCGTTGCACGCGATGCAGTAGTCCGACCCGTCAGCCGCGACGTTTACACACTGCCCCTCGCAGTTGGACCCCTTGCATCGTCGCGGGTCAGCAAGATCGGTAACTCGTTGCATGGTCACGATTTGGTCGTCCGCCGCGTCAAGGGTGCAAACACAATTTCTCCTAAGTAGACCTAACGGAAAAACGAGCGTTTTGACTAGGAAATCCGCCGATTTTCTCGCGCCAGCCACTCCAACTCCGCGTGATGGCACTGATCCAACTGTAGAGACACAAGGCGCATTGCCGCCGGCCGTCGCCGATGCGTGTAAACGCGCTGCTGGACACGAGAGACACCGATGCACTTCCACCGCGAGAAAACCGCCCGCCCGCGCCCGACCGGCCCGAAGCCCAAGCTGGACTTGGTGCAGCTTCCCATCTTCCGGGTCCACTACACGAAGCTGGAAGACTACTTCTGCCGTGTCTTCGGCTGGGGCGAGTTTGACTTCCTCATGGCGAGCGGCTGCGCCCCTGGGCTAGTCCCGGAGTACAGCGTCGGCAACACCCTGCCGTCCAGCGGCGATGTGACCCGCCGCGCCGACGACATCCGCAACGGACGGCGCACACGCGACATCAGCCTGATCCTCACGGTGCTCTGCGTGGACGGCTACATCCCGGCCGGCAAGTACGTCGTGGACACGCGGGCCTTACGGTCGCCGCTGGAAACCTACAAGGCCCTGCTGAGCCAGACCGGGACGCCGGAGTCGAAAGAGTGCCGTGCCTTCCGTGCGGCCCACCGGCAAGACAGAGAGTTTACCCGGATCGTCGCCGAGATGGACACCCAGGTGCTTCAGGTGCTCAAGGAGATGAAGCAGTGAGAAAGCCGACCCGCAGCTTCATCGTCCACTTGCTCAAGAATTGCCCCGAGGCCCAGCCAATCCTCGGGCAGTGGCACGAGGGCGAACTGACCTTCGAGGAGGCCATGATGGAAGTCGTCAAGCGGCTGCTTCTGGACAAGCAGGCGTTGCAGCGGCGGTACGACTACATCCCGACAGAGATTCGGGACGCCCACCAACCGCCGGAGTTTCGGTCGAACCTGTACCCAGGGTTCTAGCGTTTCTTCGCGGGTTTCTTCGCCGCTTTCTCGGCCGCTTTCTCTGCGGCCTTGGCGTAAGCGGTTTTCATCTCGGCTGTAACGGCACGGGTCGTGTCGATAATCGCGCCCATCGCCTCACGCCACGTCTGAGCGTCAATGATACGAAGTGGTGTAAGCGACGTGCCGGGGAAGGTGATGCGGATTTCGCTACCACGCCCGTGCTTGTAGTTGTTGATCTCCGACTGAATCGTGAGACTCTGATACTCGCCGCTAGTGAACGGGCGAGCGGTAAGACGAACACCCCATGCGAAGTTTTCACGCTGGATCATTGTTCGGCCCTATGACGCTGGCGCTTAAAAACAGTTGGACGCGCCAATTGTAGCTTGCCGAGCGGGGTACATCAAGTGGCGGATTTCCGACGCAGCCGATACTCGTAGCGACAAAACCGTCTCGGTGCCACTTCGTCAGGGTCGAAAGGATCGTCACCCTCGGCGTCTTCCTTCCGCACCCGCAGCAACTCGGCGTAGGCGTCGTGGGCCGACTTGAGCCACGGGAGATCGCGGGTCTTGTGCCAGTCCTGCAACAATTCTTCGCACCCCTCTCGCAGCAGGAACGACCGCTCTTCCAAGACCCAGTAGGGTTCCTGCTTCCTCGGCCGATTCCACCAACGACTCTCCCAGCGGTAGAATGCCTCGTCGCCAAGACGCTGCTTCAGATCATAGAGCCACCGTGGTGTCTCGCTGTCCCGGCACTCCAACTGGCCGCGAAACTCGACACCGCAGTACATGCAGAAGCGGACCTTGCCCGAGCCGCCACGCCACTCCCAGGTGGCTTTGCAGTTCAGGCATTCGTCGATTCCGCAGCCGTCGTCGGTGTAGCGGACATAGCGGTGGTAGGGAATCGCCATCAGTATTCGTCCGGGAGCAAGATGCAGGTGGAGGATCGGTCGGCCTCCGTAATGACCCAGATTTTCACACCCTTGAGCGTCCGGTAGACGCTGAAGATGCGGGCGTCGTCCTTGAGGGCTTGATCGTTGGCCGCCGCATCCTCCCGGCAGCACTCGCCCCAGTCGCCGTTGATGTGCTTCTGCAAGAAGAAAGCCGGCGATTGGCCGGCGTCCTGCAAAGCCTCTAAGGCACCTGGGGTGGCGACAGTCTGACCAAGGCTGAACTTCATCTCTGGCTCTCTGATTCTCTGATTCTCGCAGGTTCTAGTGGTCGATGCGGACAAGGCCGGCTGCCTTGCACTGTGGGCAGCGGCAGGGCGGCGGGGTTTGCTCGCCCTGCGGATTGCCCGCCACGCAGCCGTGCCAACGCCAGCGGTCTTCGGCTCCCATGAGCCGGCCACCGATCCACGACTCGGGCTGCCCGGAGTACATGATGCGTTCCACGTACCGCTCGAAGCTGGCGAGCACGTCTTCATCGGACATGCCCGTATCGTAGGTGTAGTGCGAAAACCAACCGTCGCACCACACGTCACGGCGCAGCAGCTTGACTTCCACCGTCATGTCGGCCGGCTCACGCAGGGCCTTCTTCTCGACGTACTTCGGCCACCACTCGCGGGCGATCTCTTCGGCGAACACGGACGGGTCGCGTAACTCACGCTCCATCACGTTCCAGCCACAGCCATTCCAGAACCGGCCCTCGGGCAGCGGCGGCTCGCCGACACGGTGCATCCGATGCTCGGCGTCCGGGGCATACGCCTCAGACCAGCGAACCCGAACGTCGTAGATCGGGTACACCTGTTCGCCGGGCCGCAAGTCGGCCAGGATGCGTTCCTGTAGCTGTGCTTCAATCGTTGTCGTCATAGTGGCGTACCGCCTTGAGCATGGGGTTGAGTGGTTTGATCGTGCCATCCTTGAGCCGAATGTAGTTGTGCATCAGCGTGCGGTACGAGCCATTCTTTCGACGCTGGACGAAGGGGCCGCCCACGCTGCCGGGGAAAGGCGACGAGTAGTAGGCTCGCTTGTCCTTGCCCGTCAGCAGCTTGGGGTCGAAGCCGAAGGCTTCCACCGTCTCCGGGTCGAAGCCCTGGGCCTGGGCCTCAGCCCACAGCCGCAACACCGCGAGGCAGTAATCCCGCTCGCGGATGTTGCGTTCGATGCGGTCCAGTACGTCGAGTGCGGTTTCGCTCATACCACAATCATACTTCAGAAGTCGTGAAAGTCAAGTTCAGGACACCAAGATTTCCACGACCATACGGAACATGAAATCCTGCAAGTCGCGGCTGTTGTCGCCGGCCTTCGTGACCCAGTGGACCACTTCCTCAAGGGCCGTCTTCAACAACGGCTTCGAGCGGGCGCTGGCTTGATCGTCGGCGATGTAAACGCCCTCGCTGTCACAGAACCCCAGCGTCCGGCTGCCGCCGTTCATCACGTCACGGAAGAGGCCGACCGGCGGCTTCTCGGCACCGTTGGTCAGGTTGTACGTTTCGAGCCAGCCCCAGACTTCATCGACGGCGGCCTGGGCCACGTCGTTGGCCGGCAGCTTCTCGCGGCCGTTCTTTTCCGTCTCGGTGAGCACCTGGGAATCGGTCTTGATGCCGAAGCGGGCGGCGGCGTCCACGATCCCCTGCGCCTTGACGGCCTTGGCCGTGTGCCCCTTCCGCTCGACGAACTCCACGATGGAGGCCGAGGGGCCGCAAAGCACGGCATCCGCCGCCACGGCCTGCCACGCCTGCTGCCAGTTCTTCTGCTGCTCTTCCTTGGGCGTCTCCCAGGTCGGGCAGATGTAGTAGGGGTCCAGGGTGGCCTCGAACGCCGGTTTCTGATCGACCAGGGCCTTGAAGACCGGAACCAACTCGGTGGCCGACGCCTTGCGGTACAGCTTGGCGATGGCGGCCTTGATCGTGTAGTCGCTGCTGTTGCGGCACTCGTCGATCTGCAACTCGCTCTGCTTGAAGTTGTAGTCGTAGACCGAATCGTCGCCCTCTTCAATCTCGCGGACGAAGACGCCGGCCCGATAGATCACGGCCGTCTTCTTGCCGTTGAGGTTCCGCTGCGCCTTCGGCAGGAAGGACCGCTTCACCTGGGACGGGTCAGACGAGAAATGCAGGAAACGCTGCGGCAACTCGTTGATGTACCGCTGCACGGAGTCATTCAACTCGACGTACACGCGGGTGTACCCATCCTTCGCCTTGACCTTCTCGTCACCGACCGTCGTGACCGACAGCCGGCCGTCCAGCAGCGCCGGGATGAACTCGCTGTTCTCTTCGCGGATGGTCCGGTCGATGGCATTGCTGACAAACTCCCGCAGCGCCATGCCGAGATCGGTCCAGTCGATGGCCCCGAAGTCGAGCACCCAGCCCAGGTCGATGGTGCGGCTGGACGTGCCGCCCAGCTTGCACACGACACGCTTGATCGCCTTGCGGGTCAAGCCGTCGTCGATCTCGTCGTCGCGGGTCTGGAAGTCCAGCCGTGTCTTGCCGCAGTAGACGAAGACCTTGAGGCCGGCACGCAGCAGCACGTTGATGGCGTGCTTGTTGCCCGAGCCGAACTGGCCGATGGCCCCTTCCACGCCGCAGTCACGGGTGGTCGAAACGCCAAGCAGGGTGAAACCTTCAACAGGGGCGACACCTGGATTCTGGATGCAGACGAACATTGGATGCCTCTCGTGGTTGCAGATCAGTGTTGTGCCTTAACTCTATTCAACTCTACTACAAAATTGCTGCAAGTCAAGGACACCCGCAGATTTTCTTCGGAGTCGCAGTGGCCGGCGAGGCGTTACAACCGTCACAATCCTTTCCATCAGCACCGGGCGGCTGTAGACGGCGAGACATCCGCCGCACGACGCTACCCAGGCTGACCGCTCCAACCACGCACCAGGAATGAAGTCGATTACTGCTTGAAGTATTTTCGCACAGCCTTTATGAGAATGGTGGCCTCTTTCTTGTCCCATCCGCCCTCTTGCATTTCCTCCACGGAAGCAAACTGCATGGGCTGCCCCGGCTGCCAATCGTGCGAGCCTTTGGGCACGTTGAAGCAGCCGAAGCAAATTTCTCCCGGCCGCTTCCCGAAAATCACCGGGTCACGCACGTAGCCGCCATCGGTACTGCCGCCGCAAATCTGACAAAGCCCTTCGGCGTGCTTACGCTTCATCGCTGTCCCCGTTCTTCTTGTTCAAGTGGGCGATCACCATGTCCCAGTAATGCGACACGTCGCCCAGTTGGCGGCGGCCTTCCTGCTGCCGGTCCAAAGCCTCTTGCCACAGGTCGTGGTCGATGTGCGACTCGACTTCCTCGCGGATTAAGTCCACGATCACGCGAGGCTCCAAGGCGTCCAACTCCCACGACTCGTCGCCGTGCAAGGCGGCGTAACTCTCGTAGCGGGCGTCGGTCGTCTTCGCCGGGTTGGGCGGCGGGTTGTAGTTCTCGACCTGATCGAAGTTCAAGGCGATGCGGTGGATCACCGCCGAGGAGCCGAACATATCCAGACGATCCTGCACGTCGCGGGTCATGTCGATGCCCGAAGGATCGTGGTCGCCCAGGTGAACGATGATCGTTTCCTTGCCGGCCCGCTCTTGGCGAATCAGACGTTGGGCCGCGCCCCACATCTCGCTCTGGCTCGTGTAGCCCTTGCAGGCGAAGTAAGGCACGTCCAACTCGGTGCAGATGCCTTCGAGCACGCCGATCAGGGCCTCTTTCTCGACCCACACTTCGACGTACTTGGCCTGCTCGTCCCACAGGTTCACGGCGTACTGGTCGGCACAGGCACGCACGATGCCGCGAGGGCTGGCCCAGTGCGGACTCGATTGCAAGTTGCGTGTGCGGTCTTCAATGGCATCCCAGTCGATCTTCCCCGCCAGCCGGCCGTCCGAGATCACGTCGCCCAGCCGCTTGTAGTTCTTCATCGTGTTCTTCGTGTCCGGCGGCAGTCCGTTCTTCGCGTTGTACCCGGCGTCGATCCACGAATCGGGCAGTAAATCGCGGGCGATGAACTGGTAGTACAACTGCCGCAGGGTCAACTTGAACCCTTGCCGCAAGTAGTCGCGGATAATCTGGTTGGCCCGATTGATGATGGTCAACGAGTCGGGGCGGAACTTCTTTTCGACGTAGGCAATGCAGGGCATGGTTGTCAGTCTTGAGTCAGGTGGTAGTGGCACCGGCCGTGTGAGCCGGTTACGATGAAGTTGCAGTCGTCGCTGTAGTCGGAGTAGCTGTCGGTCTTGGCGTCGTAAAACGATCCTTTCAAGGTGCCGAGCACCGTGCGGTAGTGCTCCGCAGCCTCATGGACGCTCTTAAACTCGGCAACATGGTGGCGTTTGTTGATCTTCTCACCGTCATAATGCCACTCGTCCACGTTCCAGGTGTCGCAACACGGGCACGGATACAACAGCACTTTCAGTTTCATTCGCCCCTCTTCAGGACATGGTTCGGGTGGCCCAGGTACTCTTTACCCAGGTAGCGTTTGATAAGCTGGTGTAGGACGCCCACCGTAAAGGGACGATGCCGCTGACGAGTCGTGAAGCCTTGACTGTTCAACCAGTCAACAATCTGCTGCAACGTCTCACCGGCCTCGCGGCGGCGTTTGATCTCGGGCATGAGAAATTGACCATAGTAATTCCGAGCCGCCTCGGACCTCGCGGCCCTGGCCCTGGGCAATCCCTTGGCGCGGCCACGCGCGTATGCCTCACGCCACTCAGGCTTGTCCCAGAAACCCGGCCGATTCGAGCCAAGTTGCTTGCCCCGCAGCTTCGCGCTTTGCAGACCGGCCTTCGTGCGGGCGGCAATCTGCTCGGCCTCGTGCTGAGCCATGAGGGCTAGGAAGCCAATGGTCAGCTTCGTGGCGTGCTCGTTGTCACAGCACACGAACTCAAGGCCCGAGTCCTGCAAGGCTGTCGTGAAGGCGGCGTTGCGGGCGAGCCGGTCCAGCTTCGCCACGACCAGGATGGCGTTCGACAACCGGGCGTGCTGGATGGCTTCCGCCAACTTTACGCGGTCGCACTTCGTCCCCGACTCAACCTCGGTGTACTCGCCGAGAACCTTGCCGCCGTTGCGGCCGACTAGGGCGGCCACGTCACGCTGCTGGGCTTCCAGGCCAAGGCCGCTCTCGCCTTGACGCTTCGTGGACACGCGGTAGTAGGGGACGTAACGCTTCGTGACTTCGGCAGTGGCAGTGCTCATAGTTGGACTCCGCAGTATGTTGTGCTTGAACTCTACACAATCATACTACAAAATCAGTGAAAGTCAAGGAACTACCGACGCTTGATTCCGCGAAACAGCATCGAGGTTCGCTTCAAGGTCTGACGTTTTTGCGGGTCGTCCTGCTTTTGCACGCAGATCAGATTCGGCGGCTCGACACTGACGACGACCCACCCGCGAAACTGGTCGCCAACTGCAATAGGGCGGCATTCGTTTCGTCGCAGGCGCGGCATCTTGAACAAACAATCCGACTTGGGGACATGCCGCTGGAAACCATCCTCGTCTTCTACGATAACGGTAGTGTCTGACATGAAGCCACACACGGTCCACAGTTTAGTGAGGCCCCACTGGTCCCCGAGATCAATGTCGTGCTTCGCCCCGGAGCCTAACTTGTAGCGATTGCGCTTCGGCCTGTACGGGACCGTCAGCAAGCGATCAGACTTGTAGACATGACGTTGCCGACCGTCCGGCCGCTCCAACACGACCATACTGTTGCCCAGGAAACCGGCAACAGTCCACACTTCACGGCGGCCGAACTTGTCGCCGATCTTGATGCCGAACTTCTCCATCATGCGCCGACAGCCTCCAACTCTTCGGACTCTTCGGACTCTTCGGACTCTTCCGGCGCGTCGGCCGGCGGCTCGGGAGCCTCGCCTTCCAGGTACATTTCGGAGCCGCAGGCACAGGTCGGTGCGCCGCACTCGTCCAGCCATTTCTGAGTCATGCGGACAATGCAGCCGCAGGCAGGGCACTCGACTTTGAGCATCCGCGTGCCTTGCTTGGGCGGCGCATTGGAGTGCTTCAACTCGGCGTGCGGGTATTCGCCGATCTCTTCCACGATCTCGCGGAGCCGCTCCTTGAGCGTTTCGCCGGCCGTGGTGGCGGTCATTTTGCCCTCAAGGCCCATCGCCTTGGCGCACTTGACGAAGTTGCCCTTGTGCTTCTCTTCCAGGCCGACTGCACAGTGGACCAGTTCGTGAACCAACGTGGCCGACACGTCGATGGGGTCTTTCAGCACGGGGCTGATGAAGACCTCGAACGAGTTGTCGCCGCTGTTCTCGGCCGACCACGCTTCGCCGATGCGTTTCTTCTTCGTCGCCAAGCCGCTCTTGCTCGGCCACGAGCACGACACGCGGATGCGTTCGGGCAACTCGAAGCCCGCACGGGCGAAGTCGGGTCGCAGCAGGTTCATGCACTCGGTCAGCCATTGCTCGCGGTTCACAGTTGTCGTCTCCAAGGATGGTTTCGCGTTCAACTCTATTCAATCATACTACAAAATTGGCGAAAGTCAAGCGACGTGGACTGATTTCCTCAGTACCGCTCGCCACGCCACTGGTTCATCATCCGCGCAGCCGGCTTAACCCATTTATCCAGACGTTGGATCGGGATTTTCCTCTCGCTCAGCGGCCGGGCAATCTCTTCGTAGAGCGACTGGTCGCGGAACCCGATGGCCGCAGCGTGTTCACGTCCGGCAGCGTAGAAGATGCGGTCAATACCGGCCCAATAGATGGCCGCCAGACACATGGGGCACGGCTCGCAGGTGGTGTAGATGTCGCAGCCACGCAAAACGTGTGTCTCAAGGTAGCTGCAAGCACTCCGTATGGCGACAATCTCAGCGTGCGCGGTGGGGTCAAAGCCGTCCACGACATGGTTGCAGCCTTCACCGACGATCCGGCCGTCCTTGACAACAACCGCGCCGAACGGGCCGCCCTCACTTTCCAAGGCCAGCTTCATTGCCTCGCGCATCAGATCGTTGTGCGACAGACGCAGCAGCCCCATCGCCCTCAAGTCTTCCTCGGTGTGCGGCCAGCACGGGCCGTCTTCCGGGAATTGCTGCTCATGGGCACGGGCACATGCTTCACACGGGCGCTCCCAGAAGCCGTTGCCGTCCAGCTTGCCCGTTCCAAAGGTCAACAAGTCACCAATATGCGTGCTGATGCCGCAGTTGTGGCCCTCGGGCCGGATGAATCGCTTAGTCATTCCACTTCTCCACCACGTCGGTGATTGTTTGCTCACGCACGCGCTGAACGCCTTTCTGTATTAAGCAGGCGGGCCACAGTTGGATACCTTCAGCATCCCGCCGACTGATGGCGAAGTACACCTGCTTGATGCCGGCATCTTCGGCGCGACCTAGCTCGGCCGGCGTCAACTCGCGGAATGAGTAGAGCGTCGAGCCGCTGACATCGGCCTTCAATGCCTCTCGCAGGTCAATGCCCTCGCTGACAACCTTCCCGTCACACACGGCAACGGCGTAGTTCGTCTTGCGTGCCTTCGCGTGGTCCGAAACGATGCCAAGCCAATGCGTTGGCAACGAGTCTCGCGGGCGTGTCACAATCGGCTGCTCCAACCACTGCGACATGACTTCACGCCGAACGAAGTCAAAACACTGCGGCTTCAAGTCGCACACGCCGTCAACCACGGTCAATTGCAGCGGGTGGCCGGCGTCGATCAGGCGAGCCACGTCCTTGGCTTGCAACACGCAGTAGACGGCCGCGATCCCGACTTCCTCGGCCCGCCTCAGCACGGCAGTGCCCGGCTCGCAGAACACGTAGAGAACCGCCCCGGCAACGTCGTCCGTCAGCAGAGCCATTGCGTCTGGCCCCTCGCGGGTCGTCTTCGGCGCGATGACGACCCTCGCGTAGTCGGACTTCGACGCATACGCATACCTTGCGGTGTTGAAGAGCCAATTGGATGGTTTCATATTCGCTCCGGGCGTGTAAACACTGTTCCCCTGTAGTTAGAACAGCGTCTCGGCGTGGTTTTTGGAGTGGAATTAGGCATTTTCGGCTGCCGTGACGGCGATTTTCTCGATTTTGACCCGCTGTAGCTCGGTCTGAGGCATTCCCTGGTAGTCGCCGTGCTTCTTGACCGTGCCCCGGATGTTGACCGTCTCGCCCTCTTCCACTTCGTCCAGTTGCTTGGACGCCCACCAGATCAGCACGTTGCCGCTCTGATCCTCGAACGTCACCAACGTCTTCACTCCGAACTCGCTCTCGAAGTACCGCATCCGCTTGACGACGACGTTCTCGAAGTCCGAACGCTTGCCGACCTCGCCAACGTGCTTCCGTTCCAAATTCTGGCGGCGGCGGATGTTCAACTCGGCTTCCTTGTCCAGGTGCCGCTGGTAGGCGGCGATCGCGCTGGCGACGATGCCGATGTTCTTGTGATTGACGTAGGACTGGCGGCAAGCCACGCCGAGATTGTAGAGGTAGTCGTCCACGCCGGTGGTCGGCTGGCTCCGCGCCCACTCCAACGCCTCTTTCGCCAGCGTTTCATCACGCTCTTCGGCGTAAATCTCGTTCTTGGCGACCATTTCCTGCACGTACTTGTTCTTCCAATCGACGAGAATCGACCATGCGGTGCTTGCCGTGGTCACGCCCTCGAAGTCGCCACGCTTTTCGAGCATGGACCGCGACACCCAGCCGAGGCGGCGGACCACGATGGCAACCGTCACCAGATACTCGGTGATGTCACGCCGCCACTCGCCACGGCCGCCACCGTAGCAGAAGTCGTCGTCACTGGCATCCTTGCAGGTGTCCATCGCGGAGAACTCCCATTCGGCGCGAGAAGCCAGGTTGTCAGCCGAGACGTGGCCGAGGAAGTCGGCGATGCACTGCCGGCCCACTTGCACGAAGCGGCCATCGTCGTGGCCGAGAATGAAGACTTCCTTGCGACGGCGCGTGCTCTTGCAGTGGTCGCAGTGGGTGTCCGTGGCCCGATACGCCTCGGGAACCGTCTTTCCAGGCACGCAACGGACCAGATTTTCGCCGTTGTCCTGCATTTCGACGGCCGCAAACAGGCTCCAACCGTTGAACTTCGGCGTTTCGCCGAGCAATTCGACTTCCATGCGGGCCTGCATGTACTTCGCCCCGGTGCGGCTCTTCTTCTCCAACTCGTATTCGCGGACGACCCGCAGCACGAGCGGCTGGCAGCCCAGCTTCGTCGCACGGCGATTCATGCGAGTCACTTCCTCAGTCAGAGCCTCAAGGTTGTAGGCGGGGATGTCGAAGATGCGGTTGTCGTGGTCGGCGCTCATGGTGTCACTCACTGTTGCTTGGTTGCTTGGTTCTATTCAACTCTACTGCAAAATTGCTGAAAGTCAATCGCCAGACAGAAAAACGGCCCTTTGCGAGTGCGTTTTTCCTCGAAAAGGGCCGTTTATGACGGTTTTTCCGGCTTCGTAAGCGTTTTTCCCATGCCTACGGGCGTTTGCCGGTCAACACGGCGATCACGTCAGCGATCTTGGACCGCGCGATGTTCAGGTTCTCGTCGATGTCGCGCAGCGACGACTCTTCGCTGGCGTCCACCGGGACGTAGGCATCCGCCGCTTCCAACAGTCGAGTGGTCATGTCGAAGCTGCCCTGCAAGAGAAGGACATCGGACGGTGTGAAACAACTCAACATAACAGGCTCCGGGGTTAGTTCTCGTTGGCGGCGGGCCTCATTGAGCCGCTGAAAGGTGGCATTGAGATCAGCCCACCACTCTTCATCAGACTTACGCTTCGGCGGCTCCACTGGCTCCATCGGACACGCCGGCGCACGGACGGCGTTGTAGTGGAAACTCTCAAGGGCTGCCGCCATTTCATCTGCCCAGGCTTTCGTGTCCGTGACTCCGGCCGGCGGCACAATGTCGAAGCACATGCCGTCTTCATCGTCACGATGAATGACCATCGGCCCGCCGTGCCCCAGGCAGTGAAGCAACGTGCGGACTTGGGCGGACAACTCGTGGACGCCATCAGGCAGAACCACACGAACGACGTAGTTGTTCATTTCTTCCTCGGTATGGCTTTGAGCCAGTCAACGAAGTCCGACCCGTAGGCCAACTCGCCGTCCGGCCAGTCGCAGTAGACTTGCTTGTACTCTTCGTCAACGTGGAGCACGAGCTTCTTGTGCAACTCACGCAGCACGGCTCGGGCCGTTGTCGGGGCCATGCCTTGCGGCCGGCACTCGTCGGTGAAGCCGAAATCGAAGCCGTTACCCTTCATCGACTCATAAAGCGATGTCAAAACGGCCAATTCTTTGTCGGTAAACTCGGTCATTGAACCTCTCCGATGATCGGCCCGAACTGTTCGTCGCACTTCTGGCAGAGCAAGACGATTGCCCCTCGATTCGTGCGGCGGCCCGTCGTGGCTACTCGGCGGCACCGACCTTGCGATACCTTGTGTAGTTCACACGTCGGATTCAAGGTCGCGGTGCGCTTCCGAAATCCTGGACGCGCTCGCTGTGCGGGTGTGCTCATACTACAACCATACCACAAAATTGGCGAAAGTCAAGGCCGAATCACGACATTTCTTTGAGCACGGCGTCCACAGTCACGAGCAAGTCTTGCCGGGCTTTCACGTCCACGTCCTTGCCGTGCAGCAACGCCATCACGGGCGGCGGTGTCGGCGAAGAGTCAAAGCCGCGAAGCGTGTGCAGCAGACCCGCGTGAGACGAAGGTTGATGGGCCGTCTGCCAGCCGTCGCGGTAGTCGCCGACAACCAGGACGAAACCGCCGGCCTCGGTGTGGATCACCTGCACGTAGTAGCGGTCGCCCGTGGACTCAGCCGCGAGCCGGCCGGTAACGACAAGATCGGCCTCATTGGTTCGATGAATCTTGAAGGTCTTAAGTTGCGTAACCATAGCGGGCGCGGAACTCCGGGGTGCTTTTCAGTAGTGCGATGTTCACAGCAACTTCGTTCGAGTCTTCCGTCTTGGCGATGGCACACTTCCATCGGTTGACCATGTGCCGGGTCACGCCCCAGTAGTGGGCGACAACAAGTTCACTCTCTTCACAGACGGCCCGCACCAGCCCGGCGGTGAGAATGGGCATCGGGCTTGAGCGGCGGCCGGCTGAACACTTGTACGCAGGCCAGGGGATGGGCGATTCCGACACGCCCACGCACTTGACCGAACCTGCGTACTCGTCTTCCACCATTGTGCCCACGCCGATCTGCGGCGGGGTGTAAGGGCCGGCGTTGAAGCGATACTCGTAAGGTGGCGGATACTTCGGTGCTTCAACGGGCGTCTTCGACGCCGGCTTCGATTTCACTTGCCTCTTCGACTTCGACTTTGCCATCGTTCCTGGTGTGTTCCTTGATTTCAGCGATTTCACGGTCAAGTTGTGCCATACGGGCTTGGTACTCGGGATCAGCCTGCAACTCGGCGAGCCGCGCGGCGTACACGGGATCGACCTGGGGTTGCGGCTCGGGCCGTGGATTGTTGACAACGCCAGCCCACCAGATGCCGAACACGACAATGAGCGGCATGAGGCAGATCATCCAGACGTTCAGTATCAAGCGTCTCGCAGGTGTCAGCGGGCCGCCCCAGGGGGCGTACCAATCCACGTAAACGGTTCGTCTCATTGGTTTGTTTAACCCCGGTTTCCTCGGGGAGGGTTCTCCTAGTTGGTGGCGTCTGCGAACTTTCGCAGGTTGTTGCCCAGGTACTCGTCGCCGATGTACCGCTTGATGATCCGCCACACGGCGGTCTGTGTAAACGGCTTGCCGGCCGTGGTCGTGTGCCCGGTCTGGTTCAGCCACGTCACGATCTCGGGCAGGGTGTCGCCGCGCTCGCGGCGGGCCTTGATGTCAGGGACAAGGAAGGCGTACTGCTGGGCGGCCCGCTGCTGACGCAGCTTCGCCGACTGGGCCACGGCCTGCCGCCAGCCGCGCTTGTCTTCCCGGCCGTCCCAGTGCCCCGGACGGTTCGAGCCGACGCCGCGACCCTCGGCCTGGGCCTTCGCCAGTGCCTCGCGCGTCCGGTCGCCGATGCCCTTCGCGGTGTCGCGGGCCAAGGCGTGTATGACGTGGATCGTCTTGTGGTTCACCTTGGGCATGTCGCAGCAGACGAAAGACACATTGCTTTCCAACAGGGCCGTGGTAAAATGCAGATTCCGTGAGAGCCTGCCCACGTAGGCAATCACCAACGTCGCCCCCGCTGTCGTCGCACAGGCGATGGCCTCGCGCAACGCTGGTCTGGCACGGTCACGGCGGGTGTCACCCGACTCCTGCTCCGTGAACTCCTGTAAGACAACTCCACTGTTGTAGGCGACGAACTCACGACCATCCCGCTGCTGCTCTTCCAACGTCCGAAGACCGCGACGGGGTGGACTCGACCTGTAGTATAGCACGTACCGTTTCATTGGATTCTCCGGTTCAAGTGAACTGTCACTACTTCAATCTTACATCACGATTGCAGGAAAGTCAAGTTTTCCCTTGAAAATTGGCGAAAGGCAATGTAAAGTGTGAAGATGCCAAGGGAGGTTTTACCATGATAGTGGCGCAAATCACGTCCGACATGCTGAGGCTCTTCCGTGAAGGGGCCTCGTGTTATCAGCCCGAGGGCCTGGACGCCGAAACCGGCGACCCGCAAGCGGCCCTTACCAATGTCAATCGGTTACGGAAGGCGGGACTCGTGATCTCCGCGATCCACGTCCGGCCGACCGGCGCACTCTTCCTGTTCGCCACAGGTGAGCAATACTACACGCCAGCCCTCCGCGTGGGCGGCGACGGCCGGGAGACGGAGGGGCTGGCCGAACTGGCGGCCGACTCCGGCTGGGGCGATCTCGAAGAACTGCTCGATATGTACCACGGCATCCCCAGGGAGTGGGAGGGGCCTCTGCCCGACACGCTCGCCGACCGCCGCGAGTGCCCGATACCGGAGTGCCCCTATCGGCTTCGCTGCCACGCTGTCTGACACCACCTGCAAGCTGCCCCGAACCGCGTCGAAAAGACCCGGAGGGGCAGCCCGCAGGCACCCCTCTTGTGGTTTTCGACCTGCGAGAGGCCCGAACCGGCCCAGTTAATGCACATTGCTCTGTTCGCAGATTTTCTAGCGTCCGAAGTGCTTGCTACTAAGCAGCTTGCAGGTAGAATCTCGGACATCGCAGGGGTGGCCCCTTATTAGTCTACTGCGCGCTACTATCACTTTCTGTATACTTTTTCGTATACGAAAAGTGAACTCATCGCGCAGTAGTAGTATAAGCGGAGCCATTAACGCCGTTACCCTGGCCTGTGTAAGGGTGTTGCTGGATAAGGACTTAGATGCAGAAAAATGTGTCATAGAGCAACAAAAACTATATGCTGTAAGGACTTAGGGCGCGTCAACCAACCCTTTTGACCCTCCACCCCGCCCGACACCTGCCGCCGGTCACGCTCGGACCATGTTCAGTACCTTGATTCGCATTGTCGTGATTTGACCCCTCTCCCTCCCCTCCTGTGGACGGCATGGCCTTGGCGACCCCGTTTAGACTGCCGCGTCCGACCCCGGCCGCGAGCGGAGTGGACAGTCGAAGGAGCAGCCGGATGCGCCGGCTTTGCCGGCTGGATCGGTCGTGACGATTTTGACCCC